GCTCTGACGCCCCGCCCACGCTCGGCCCGTGGGTCTGCCGGTGGATCGAGCGGTTCCTCGTCCACTCGCAGGGCGACTACTTGGGCCAGCCGTTCCGCTTGCGCCCCTGGCAAAAGGCGTTCATCTACCGCGCCTACGAGCTCGAGCCGGACGGGAGCCGGCGCTACGACCGGGCTCTCCTCGGCGTGGGCAAGGGCAACGGCAAGGGTCTGGCGGTCGATGAATGGCTNCCGACGCCGGCAGGCTGGGTAAGGGCTGGAGATGTCCGACCCGGGGACNTGCTGTTCGGTCGCGATGGTCGGGCGACGCGTGTACTCGGGGTGTATCCGCAGTCAGAACAGCCGCTTTATCGCGTCACGTTCGCGGACGGCGCGTCCGTTGTCGTGGACGGNCCACACCGGTGGCTGGTGCAGGTGCGGGATAGCTCGGACGGTCGCTGGAAAGAGTGGACCGTCATGACGACGCACCAGTTGATCCAGCGCGGTATCGCGTGGCGCAACGGCAACGGCGGATTCTGCTACCGCTTCCGCATCCCTGTGCCGGAGGCTGTACAGTACCCGGAGGCCGATCTTCCGATCGACCCATACCTCATGGGTGTTTGGCTGGGTGATGGGCACGTTCGGGCCACGGATGCCGGAATTACCTCGGCCGATGATGACGTGCTCATGGCTTGTGCTGCGCTCGCCCCGTGCACGTATGTGATTGATCGGCCGGAAGGGCGCACAGCGCAGCTCCGCTTCCACAAGCCAATGCGAGACACTCTCGCGGCGCTCGGGCTCGCCGAGTGTAAAGCCCATACGAAGCGCATTCCGCGGATCTACCTGCAATCCAGCGTCCAGCAGCGGTGGGCCCTCCTCCAGGGGCTCCTCGACACTGACGGATTCGCATCCAAGGCAGGCCAGATCGAGTTCACGACGGCGAGTCGGGAGTTGGCGGAGGATGTCACGGAGCTCGTTCGGTCGCTCGGCGGGATTGTGACGTCGTGCGTCGAGCGTACGCCGACCTATGTGAGCAATGGCGAACGGCGCTTGGGCCGTGTGTCGTGGCGCATGCTCATCCAGTTGCCGGAAGGGGCGCAGGCGTTCCGCCTACAGCGCAAGCAACAGCGGCTGCGCCCTAGGCAGCCGGGATGGCAGCTGGCAAAGTGGAGGCAGATCATCGGCATCGAGCCTGTGGGGGTCGGCAGGTCTGTCTGTTTCGCGGTGGATGCGCCGGACTCGCTGTTTCTTGCGGGGCGCGGCTTCGTCGCCACGCACAATACCGAGCTTGCCGCGGCCGTCGGGCTCTACCTGCTGGTCGCCGACGGCGAGGCGGGCGCGGAAGTGTACAGTGCGGCCACGAAACGNGANCAGGCGAAGATCGTNCACGANGCCGCGAAGCAGATGCTTCGGCGCTCGCCCGACCTCCGGCGATTCGTCGAGGAGTACAGGGATACCCTCGTTGTGGGGGCGACGGCCTCGAAGTTCGAGGCACTCTCCAGCGAGAGCAATACGCTCGACGGCCTCAACCCCCACGGGATCATCCTGGACGAGCTGCACGCGCACCGGGACCGGCACCTCCGGGACGTGCTCATCACCGGGACGGGCGCGAGGCGTCAGCCGCTGGAGTGGATCATCACGACGGCCGGGGTCTACGACCCGGCGTCCATCGGCTGGGAGATGCACGACTACGCAGCGAACGTGCTCCAGGGCGTGTTCGAGGACGAGACGTTCTTCGCGTACATCGCCGCGGCGGACGAGGAGGACGATTGGCAGGACCCGGACACCTGGCGGAAGGCGAACCCCAACCTGGGGGTATCGGTCAAGCTGGAGTATCTGGAGGAATTGGCGGACCGGGCCGCGAAGTCGCCGTCGTTCTTGAACACCTTCTTCCGCTATCACCTGAACATCTGGACCCAGCAGCTGGAGCGATGGATTCCCATCGAGGCGTGGGACCGATGCGGNGGGCCGGTGGATGAAGGGGCGCTCATCGGCCGGCGNTGCTTCGGCGGGCTCGACCTGTCGAGCACGATCGACATCACGGCGCTCGCGCTCGCNTTNCCGGCGGACGATGGGAGCTACGATCTCGTCATGCGCTTCTGGGTGCCCGAGGACCGGNTNCACGAGCGGGCGGAGCGGGACCGGGTGCCCTACGACGCATGGGCGCGCGACGGCTGGCTCCAGGTGACGCCCGGCAACGTGGTGGACTACGCCTTCATCCGCGAGGAGATCCACCGGCTGGCGGACAGGTACGAGATNGTCGAGCTNGCGTACGACCCCTGGAACGCCAGTAAGCTGGCGGTCGAGCTACTCGGCGACGGGGTGCCGATGGTGGAGTTCCGCCAGGGGTACGCCAGCATGTCGCCGGCGGCCAAGGAGTTCGAGCGGCTGGTGACGGCCGGGCTCCTTCGCCACGGTGGGAATCCCGTGCTCCGATGGATGGCGAACAATGTGACCGTCCGCCAGGACCCGGCCGGCAATATCAAGCCGGACAAGGAGCGGAGCAGGGAAAAGATCGACGGTATCGTCGCGGCGATCATGGCAATCGGCCGGGCGTCGGTGCATGNCGAGANNNNGAGCCCGTACGCGGCCGGTGAAGGCCTTTTCTTCCTTGGGTGATATGGACAATCGGCGCACCTGGTGGCGGGACCCTGAGACGCTGATCGATCTCCACGCCTACGGCGGCATCGCGCTCGCCGGCGCGGGGCTCGCCATGATCTACGACCCCGCAGCGCTCGTCGCCGTGGGCGCTGCGCTCTTCTACTTGGCGATCCGGAGGCCGTGAGATGGGCATCCTGGCGACGATGGAGCGGCGGAGTATCGAGAATCCCGCCGTCCCGCTCTCGCAGGCCGCATTCCTCGCGGACCTGATGGGCGAGCCGACGGAAGCCGGCGTGCGGGTGACGCCGGAGAAGGCGCTCGGGATCTCTGCCGTCTGGCGCGCGGTGACCCTCCTAGCGAATTCGATCGCCACGACGCCGCTTATTTTGTACGAGCGGCTGGAGCGGGGNAAGCGGCGCGCGACGGAGCAGCGGCTCTACCGGNTNNTNCACGACCAGCCGAACCCAGAAATCACNGCGTTCACATTCAAGCAGACGTTGCAGGCGCATGTATTGCTCTGGGGCAACGCCTACGCGGAGATCGAGTACGACGGCGCCGGGCGCGTCGTGGCGCTCTGGCCTCTCCTCCCGCATGAAACCAGGTGCGAGCGCCGTAACGGGGAGAAGGTCTATATCACGCACGTCGATGGCAGACCGGTCGTGCTCCCGGCGTGGCGGGTCTTCCACGTGCCGGGGTTGGGTTACGACGGGCTCATGGGCTACTCGGTGATCCGGATGGCCCGGGAGTCCTTGGGCCACACGGCCGCGGTCGAGCGGTTCGGTGCGTCGTGGTTCGGCCGGGGGTCGCGGCCTAGCGGGGTCCTGACCTACGAAGGCGCGCTCACCCGCGAGCAGAAGGAGCGGCTCCGGGAGGAGTGGCAGGCGATCTACGGCGGCCTCTCCAACGCCCACCGGGTTGCGATCCTTGAAGCCTCGCTCAAATGGCTGCCGATCGGGCTCCCGCCAGAGGACGCGCAGTTCCTCCAGACGCGCGAGTTCCAGGTCCGCGAAATCGCGCGCTGGTTCGGCGTGCCTCCGCACACGATCGGGGACTTGAGAGATGCGCACCACTCAAACATCGAGCAGCAGTCCATCGACTANGTGACGCACTCGCTCCTGCCCTGGTTCGTGGCATGGGAGCAGGCCGTCGCGATGAGCCTGCTCAGCGGCCAGGAGCGGGGCCAGTATTTCGCGGAGTTTCTCCAGGAGAACCAGCTGCGCACTGACTTGGCGGCCAAGGGTGCGTATTACCATCGGCTCTGGCAGATGGGCGTGATCTCGATCAACGAGATCCGGGAGCGCGAGAATCTCAACCCGGTGCCCGGCGGGGACGTGTACTTGGTCCCCGTCAACGTGATGCCGCTCGAAGCGGCGCTCAGAATGAGCGCCGAACCGCCNGATGCGCCCGAGCCGCCCGAGCCGCCGACAGGCCAGAGCGTGCAGGATAGCCGCGCGGTGCTCGCGCGCTCCAGGCTCCGCCGGCAATACGAGCGGCTCCTGGCGGATGCGGCCTCCCGTGCTGTCGCCCGGGAGGCGAATGCGGCGCGGCGCGCCGTCGGGCGCGGGCAGGAGGCGCTNGCCCGCTGGCTCGCGGGCGACTTCCACGCCGAGCACCGGGAGTTCTGGGCGCGGGTGGCGGCGCCGGCCGTCTCGGCCTACGCCGAGGCGATCCGGGATCTCATCCTGGACGAGCTGGGCCGGACGGAGGACGAGCCGCCGGACGTATCGCGGGCTGTCGAGCAGTACCTGCGCGGACTCGCCGCGCGGGAGGTGGCGGCGTCGTCGGAGGCCTACGCGGCGGCGCTCCGGGAGGGNGGNGCCGAGGCGGTGGCGCGGCTACTGGACGAGTGGGAGCGGNGCCGGCCGGNNGAGGTCGCGCGCCGGGAGGCGCGGCGCATTCTAGGCGCGATCTCGCTGGAGGTCTACCGCGCGCTCGGGGTGCCGCGCGTCCGTTGGGTGGCCGTGGACAATAGCCCCGCGTGCCAGGCACTCCACGGGCGGGCGGTCGATATCGGCGAGTCGTTCGCGGCG